ATTTTAACCAGGTGCGCCGTTATAAACGAATCTTTGGCTAGTTCGGCAATCGTTGCGGAATTTATGGGTCTGCTCAAGATAGCGCCTCCACAAAATCGACTTCGTATTTAAAGAAATTACCCGCGCCGAATTGATACCCTTGCACATCATTCGCCAGGCGAACCGTAAATGGCACGTTTTCATAAATGACTGTATCCGACGTTGTGACGGCTGTTATTAATGCCGGCGTAAAGGCCATTGCACCATTGCCAGAGCGGTCGGCGGTCAGCATATAAACTTTGTCATGGCCTGAGAATTTAACCACGTCACCGGCTTTTAGGGCACCTGTAAGCCCCGAAATTGTGACCGACTTAGCGCCCAGGGCTGCCGCTGCACACGTCACCGTGCCACTGGGGTTGCCGCTGCTAGTGCTTATTTCTGTTGGTGTTACCGTGAAAACGCCATGACGCCCTTCTAGGGCCACGACATAAGCAAACACCGGGTTAAATTCGCTCCTGGTTAATGGTGGATAGGTTGCGGTAAATGTCCACTTTTGACCACCAATCTTGCGGCTTTGCATCCGGCCGCTGACTGTCTCAGAAAATAAAGTAGGGCTTTCCGATTGTAGATTTATAGCGTTAAACTTTGGGGTTGTTGGGTAACTCATGCTAGTGCCGGCCTCCCGCGCTCATTTAATGACTGATTGATAATATTCATTAACGTACCGCGCCGTTTGGTCAATAATTCATCAAAGCCAGCGGTGTCATTTGCGCTAATATTGATGGTGAAATTACCCCCACCCATTTGATCATTAGAGACAATAGTTCCTGCCGTATTTGGCACGAAAAGCTCCCGGCCCCGCTCCCCCACAATATATGGGCTTCCAGCGCTAGTGGGTCCACCATTTGCACGGAATTGAGTGGAGCGAATCGATTGCACTTGAGCCATGCCGTTAGCTAAAGCAATTGCAGCAAAGCCCAAGTTTAATGGAAAAGGTGAAGAAGCCAGGGCTGTTGACACTGATTTATAGGTATTAATCAAAGCATCTTTTAATGCATATGATTTATTTAAATCAAAAGCCGCTTTATAGCTGCCACTCAACGCTCCTAAAGTGTTTTTGTATTCCTCTTTTAGATCACCAAAATCTTTTTGCTTTGCAGCTTTTTGGATCGCTGATTGTTTGGCTAAATATTGATGCGTTAACTCAATCGATTTATTTCGTTCCATTTCTTCACGCGCAGCAATTTTTTTGCGAAATTCAACCATTCGTCGATCATGATCTAAGGCTTGTTCGTATTCCCGCGCGTGTTTGTCAGCGGTAGGTTTTGGGGTTAGATCGACTAATGTTGAATCCGTTGTGGTCACATCACCACTTATATTGTCGGTAGTTATCTTTAACATCTTTGCTTCTAACTGGTCCAGCAATTTAATAGTGGGCTTAACTTTAAACAGTTCGATATCTTTAGGGGCGCCTAAAGTTTGGCCAGTGTCGATTAATTCTTGCAGTGCTTCTTTTTGCATCTGATAACCCAAAATGGATTTGTTTGCACTTGCTAATGTAGAGCCTTCAAATTCATTTAAACTCCTACTGGCGTCTAAAATTAAATCGTCATAATCTTTTATTTCTTTTAAAGCTTTCGACGTCGTTTTTTTATCGCCGAACATTTTTTCATATGCGTGCGAAACGCCGCCCAGTTTATTGGATAGGCTGATAACTGAATTACTGATCGCTGCAAATGATGAAACGATTGCTTTGGTGGCTTGAACAATATTTACGGCAATGTCACGCGAAAACTGAGCGATACCACCAGAATCATCAATTTTCATTTGGACAAAATTACGCAAAGCGTCGGTCGCTTCGGTAATAATTGGAGCCAGGGAAGCAACCACACGGTGAAACACATTCCCCAGGTAGCTGGTCAAACGTAAAATCGCGTCATTGGCATCCTCCACGCCCTGGATAAGCGCGCCCGACATCACTAGGCCCAAACTATCGGCTTCGGCTTTCATGGCTTCCATGGCGGCTTTGCCATCCTGGAGCATGTTAATGACTTTGGCACCCCTGGCACCGAATAGGTCATAAACAAATGATGCCCGGTCGGTTTTGTTGGTCATTCCTTCCAGGGCGGTTGCCGCTTGGCCCATCACATCGGAAACGCTTCGGGTTGAACCGTCGGCATTTTTGGCAGATATTCCATAGCGTTCAAACGCGTCTTTGGCTTCGCCAGTACCGCCAGCCACATCGGATATATTAATGGCCAGTTTTTGCATGGCTTTGTTTAGTGCCTTGCTTTCCACGCCACCCAATTCGGCGGCATATTGGAACCGCTGCAACTCTGTGACTGATAGACCAATCGCCCTGGCTGTTTTTGCCAGTTCATCGGTGGCATCCATTGAGCGTTTGATTAAGAAACCAATACCCAGGGCACCGGCCGCCAAACCTATGGCGGTTTTCATAGAAAAGGCTGCTTTGGCAATACCGCCTAGTCCAGCGGTAACAGCCATAAAAGCACGGCGGGTTTTATTAACCGCCTTAATCTTGATTTTTATGTCTTTATTTGCCATTTTTCAATTCCAAAAAAGCTGCCCACAATAGGATTTCATCAGTGTCTAGGGCCATGATTTCCCCCAATGTCTTATGGAGGTGCTCCGCTAATACCATAGCAAAACGCAAATCATGATCCTGTTTTAGTTTTTTACTGCATCCTCAAATTCTGGGTCGTCGCCGCCCATTTCTGAAACCACGCGGCTGATTATGTCCGGGTCAATCTGTCTCATTAGTTCGGTCATGTTGCTGCGCTTAAATAATTTGGTGCCGTCTTGGTCCATGGCTCTCAAAATAAACGTCATGGCCACGGCTTCGGCTTGCTTTCCTTCACCATGCAATTTTAAAACTTCGCCCTGGTCCTTAAAATTCATAGACGGTTTGTAATAAATGACGGTTTCTTTTCCATCGACCAACCATTCTGGCACGTTGGAAAATTGCAATTTGCCGCTCATGCGGTCCCTAAATTGCGTCTTTGCTACCTCTAAAATATTACTCATAAAATTCCCCGATTATTTAAAACCCCCGATTAATTAGCGGCGAACGCATCGGGGAAAACGTCTTTTCAGGCCAAAGCCCTAGCCGCTAAACTCTAGGAAACGGCTGCCCAGGTTAGAGCGCCCGAACCAGTAAAACTAAACGTCTGTTCGACCATTCCATCAATTGCCGCACTGACACCAATTTCAGTAACAATGGCGCTTCCCGACGCAAAATAATCGCCGTTTGCCGCCCCTTCTGGAAAAAGATTTAAAACAACGGTCGCGCCAATTGTTACGGCGTTTTGCCCGGCGTCGCCCTCATCCCAAAACATTTCGCAAGAGCCACTAAACGTGGTTTGCCCTGCTTTGTAGGTTTTAGAGCTATCACCAAGGGTGGTATCTTCGATGGTCCCGGCTGTCTCTGATAATGAATACGAACGTAATTCGCCGATGGTGGTCGAGCCGATTTTTACCAGGCCGGCTGTAGCTGCGTGATTAGCCATTAGTTGGCCTCCTTAGTTTTAGTTACTTTCTTTGGTTTTGCGGCCGGCGCTTTATCGCTCCAGCCACGGTTTTTCATCGTTTGAATTTGGCTGGCGTGCGTGTCTACAACCTGATCATTTTTGTACATCAACATTTGTGTACCTCACTTTTGTTCGGTTTAAATAGCATTAATTGGCTATTTTGTTCGGTTTGAATAGCATTAGTTCGCCAAAGTATTGGGCGCACCTGGCGCAATTCTATACACTGCCGTAAAGGTTAAAGTCGCCAGGGCAAGGGGTTTTTCTTGTTCTGTGCTGTACTCTATCGCGGTGTCTTCCAAATAAACCTCGACCACTTTGCCGTTTAGTGTGATGTCTGCGTAAATCGCTGTTTCAATCTCGGCGCAAATCGTGTCAATTAAGTCCTCGACGCCCTCTTTTGCTTTGGCTCTGGCCTCAACTCTTAGCTGTAAGTTATGCCAGTTTCTAGTTTTACTGCTTAAATCCTCGTCTACTGTGTCTCGGTCGGCATAGATGGTTAAAGCTGGCAAAACGGCATAAGAAAAAACAGGCCGATCAAAGACCCGGTTGCCGGTTGATGTTAGTCCGGTTAATGTTGACGCTAATTGCTCGCGTATTTGCTGGCGTGCGTGCGGCATTAGGTTTGGTCCTCTAAGATTAAGGCGACCATTCCTGTGCCATCCCTTTGTACGCCTTGAACATGGAACACCACACCACCGATTGTTATAGAATCACCATGGGCAACGCTCGAAACATCAGCCTGGGCGCATGTAAACACTGGGTGGAATCCCTCGACGCCCTGCACTTCCATAAAACTTTCATCAAATATTCCTGAAACGCTGGTGCCCGAAAATGTCGCATTAACTGCAAAATCTTCGGTATCAAAAAACGCTTCAAAATCTTCAACAAAAGCCATGGTTTACGCCTTTTTCTTTGCTGCTTTCGTGGCTGTGGCTGGCGCTGTATATGCCTCTGCCTTGCCCATGCGTATTAACGTCCGCCCGTCCTGGTCGCTGACTTCGGCGACTGAACCGGCTAACAAATCTGTTCCGCTTGCTGCGGTCGTGTTTAAAATCTTAACTTTCATCTTATTCACCTGGTTAAATTATTACCTGGTTAAAAATGGGCGGGTGTTACCCCGCCCCAGGGTCTAGGGTTTAAGAACCACCAGAGCCTTTAGCGAACGATTGAGCATGGCGAACTGCAATGTCAACATCCTGCATACAAACCACGCGGACCGTGCCTGACGCTGAACCAGTAGAGGTATCGACGTTAATATCTAAGCCGCCCCACATCCCGATAATCAAGTCTGCAAAGTTACCAAATACAACGGTGTTGGCCGTCATTTGATTAGTCACGGCCATGTTGTAGCCGTTCACCTGGTTGTTAGCCATCACGAATTGACCCGAACCGGCATCCTTTGCTTTTTGCTTCATTGCACCAGCCATGGCGGCCGTTGAGACATAAGCCAAAGAACCGAACAAAGCGTTATCAACAGATACTTGAGATTCAACATCGACCATTTCGCCAAATGTTGGATTTCCTGCCGCTGCAAAGGTTTTCGCGCCAATGCCGGTGGTGGCCAATATGCCAGTGGGCTGGTTGCTTGAACCAGTGCCAGCAATCGCCGCTAAATCAATCGCCATTGCCAAGCGCATTGCCAAGTCATTACGCACAAAACCTTCAATATCAATAGAACTTTGGAGCAATAGCTTTCTAGAAATATCACTAAATGCTCCAACTGAGCGAGGGGTCATAGTTACTTGGTCAAATGCTGCCTGGCTTTCAGTAACAGCGGCCGATTCCGCAACCCAGTAAGCTGTTGCTCCACTGGTTTGACGCGGGATAGCAACATTGCCATTTAGATCGCGCAACATAGTGGCACCTAAACCGGCAACAACCATGGCGTTTTCTAAGCTATCAATAAAGCTATTGGATAGAAGGTCGGTTGCGACGGTATTACCGCCAGCGGTCGCCGTGCCCACGTTTAAATCACGCTTTAACACTTCGGTTGGTACAAACAAACCTTGGGCTGTTCTGCCCATTAGGTCTGCCGCTGCGCGTGACGCTTCAAATTCAAACGCTGCCGCATCTTGCGCGCGACGATCACTTGGGTTAGATAAAGCGTGAATGGCTCGCATGAATGAGAAATTGCGAACCTCTTTTTCAGTCAAACCAATGTCGTTAGATACAACCGGGGCTGGCTTGCTGATATTGTTTAAAACGTGGCTGCGAAACTCATTAGCTGTTTGGCCGCTGGTGATTGCTGCGCGTGCGTCGGTTGCAAAACCGTGCTGGTTTCCGATTGCTTCAATGTCAGTAATGCGGCCCAATTCGGCTTTTCTTACATCTTCAATTGCAAATGTATTGTCGACAACTGGTGCGACTTCTGGTGCTTTCGTATCCATTTTGGATTCCTCAACTTGTTTAATTAGAATGTTTGTTACTTCGGTTTGATGCTCACCATCAACGCCCCGACCGATTCCCACATTTTGGTCGGCTGGCACACTTACAAGGGAGATTTCAAAAGGTTCCCAATCGGTTGCCCTATAAGATTCCATGCCGTCCTTTTCAGATTCCAAGGCCATTTTGTGGATTCGATAACCCACGGAAACAGACTTGCGAATACCGTCTTTTACGTCTTGCCAAATTTCCTCTGCGCGTTCGCTTTTGCCAAAGCGCACTTGTGCCCGGCCCACCCGGTCGCCAGAAATTGCTACACTTTCAACGACGCCAACATGGTCCCGGCCATCGTGATCTACTAGGACCGGGCCGCCGTCATTCAACCGGCCAAGGCGAATGGATTTGGCGTCATGGTCCAAGATTTCGTCACCGAACCACCGCTGCACGGGTGCCTCGCTTGAAAAAGCTAGTTCAACTGTCCTGGCTTCCTCATTTATTGCGTCCCTGGATAGGTCAAAAGACCGATGCAGAGCGCCTGTGTTAATCGTCTTGTTTGTCATTATTAACCTCTGGGGTTTCGACTTGTTCAACGGCAATGCCGTACTGCTTTAATAATTCGTTCTCAGCCTGTAGCTGCGCCAGGGTATCTTCAAAGTCGCGCCCTGCTGACGCTGCCACTTCGGTCCTAGACATAATGCCCATCTCAATGCCTAGCTTGCTGGCTTGCTGATCTTTAAGTGGGTCAACCCAGGCCCATCCTCGCGGCTGGAATTCAACCTTTGTGAATTTTTCATATTTCCGCTGTGGTAGCGCCAGGGCTTGGGTTGTTAAAGCCTGAACTAACCAGGCACGATATACCGGGCGGCATAGCTGGTTTGATAGCCAATTTTGGATGGTGCGCCATTGTTCACGCTCTTCTAAAACGCCGGACCTTATAGACGAAAAGTTAACGCCCTCCAGGTCGTTTGCTAGGGTGTTATAGGCCACATTTAGGCCACTGGCTGCACCACGCAAAGCAGTTTTAATAAACGCCTGGTAGGCGCTGGTCGGGTGCTGTGGGTCAAAGGCTTTGAAGTCAACGCCCTGGGGCAATTGCTCCATTGCTCCTGGCTCCATATCCATCAACAAATTGCCGTCGTCGTCCTCATCACCCACATACTGGTCGCCGTCCGGGCTGGTGTAAAAGCCCATTTTGCTGCTAGAAATACGCGCCGCGATTAGCTCGGCTTCCTCATACGCGCCCACCTGGTTCAATCTATTAATGGCGGTGTGCATCCAGGGAACTCCACGCGCTTGCCCTGGGCGATCTGCCATATATAGATGCAACACGTCGGCCGCTGGCACGCGCTTATAATTGCGGCCATTAAATAACGTGATATTGTCGCCAGGGTGGCTAGTGCTGATATGGTACGCAACCGCTGCGCCCCACTCGTTTAGCTCAACGCCCATGACAATTCGATTGCCGTTGTTTAAATTTTTGTTTAGGTTTTCGTCTAGCTGGTCCGCTTCGATTACCTGGAGTGCAAAGCCAAAGTCGTTTTTAAATCCGCGCACCATGATTATTAAAACTTCACCATCCCGCGCAATAGATTTAATGGCCATATTCTGCACATCAATCCAAGTCTGTCGCCCGGTCACTGTACAATTTTCGATATTAGACCAG